ATTCTTTTTATAATTGCTTCATAGTCTCTTGATGTAACAGCTCTGTATTGAGACGAATATAATCTTGGTGCATAATATTTAATTGAATCTATTGGTTCAATATCCCCACCATTGATTGACGATTGATTAGTTGTGATCGTAACAGTTCCTGGATCAATAACCGCACCAGTCGCAGTTTCTAATGTTCCAGAGAATGAAAAACTAGAAGCACCATTGCCATCTCTTCCATCTGTAATAATATAGTTGGCAGTAATTATAGTTCCATCAGAACCAACAGCATCACCAAGTTTTTTACCAATAAGACCATCACCAAATCGTAATTCATATTTTTCATCTTGAACTTCATTAATGAAGAAAATTCTAGAGTTTTTATCTACATCAAAAATATTTTCTGAAAGGAAATATTCAATACCAAGTCCATCTTGTTCTGTTTTTTTAATGTATACCTTAAGTGTTGATGTATCAATGAAAGAATTATTCAGAACAAATCTTTGATCCAAAGAACCATCATATTGAAATTGTTTAGTTAGGAATATTCCCTGATAAACATTGAGGTTGTTAAAGGATGCTATACCGTCCACAACGTTTGCTGTAACGTCTTCTGACACGGCAAAGGTATATGTAGTATCATTAGCACTCCCTACACACACTATGCCTGCCTTAAGGGTCAATGTAGGAGTGTCTGTGCTGGTTATTACATTAAATGATATTTGTGCCGTTGATGCGACTCTGGAACGGGGAACATATCCAATGTTACCTGCCAGAGAAACTACATTCTCTCGAAGAGTTGCTGAATCCAAAAAGGATTCATTCACAACCATATTCGAATTGAATGCAGTAATGTAAGTATTATATGCTAACGTATCAATTAAAACTGAAAAATTTGATCCTTCAAAGTCAAAGTCCGTGAATGTAGAGTTAGCACGGAGGTAATCTTTGATAGAAGTTTTTATCTGATCAAAATCTAGATTTGTATATTTTGTAAAAGGCATTTTATCTGGTTGCCTCTAGGAGGAATGAATATTCTTGTGTCGGAAACTCTTGACCAATAATATCAAATATAACTGTTACATTAAATGTATTTTCGTCTGCTATTGGATCTACCTGAACGATCAAATTTTCGACTCTATCTTCAAAATTATTAATTGCAATTTCAATTTGGTCCTGAATAACTGATGCAGTACCAAAATCAACGAACTCGAATAGGCTTCTTCTTACATCAGAACCCAACAAAGAGTTAAAAAATCTCTCTGTTGGGATAGTTTCTACTATATTTCTTACGGAACGACGAATTGCGTTCTCATTTTTAAGAATAGGAAGATCTTTTGTCACAGGATGAGGCTCAAAAGACAAACTAATGTCCTTGAATGACCGTGATATCCTCTGAATTGCCATTGTTAAAGAGTTTTCTTAATTATATTTATACTCTATTCCTGAAGATTCTTCTGCCCTTTCTTCAAATCATCATGCATAATCTCCTGAATTACTCTTTCTTCAGGATCTTCAGTTTTTTTAGGTAATGACCAGTAATCTGTGGTCAAACTTGTTGTTCCCCACACTTCTTTCATGTAATTTGTACTTCTATCGACTGGTGAATTGCCCATTTTGCTCCTGATTAGTAAAATCAGAACTTTTTGAGGGGTTACTATCCCTATTCTTATTTATTTTTCACCCTCTTCGGATGAATTTTCACGTTCCTGTGCAGTCTTCCAGAAATATTCGTCCTCACGTCCCATTCCAAGTCGTTCAAACCCATTTTCAACTTGATAATATTGAGTCGAAACCTTAAAATCCGGCATTTTTGGTTCGACAGGTGTCAAACTATTGTCAAAAATACGTAATCTATTGTTTGGATACAGTGCATATTGCCCATTCTCAAGTTCAATCAGGTTATGTGACTTATGTTCGGCAGGATTTTCACTGGTAGCCCAATCAACATAGTCTGGATCATGATGATAGTTATCAATGGTACAAATATAAGTACCTTTGACATTGCCATAGTCACGGGTATAGCATTCAAAGTCCATTGAACCAATAAACTTCTTATCCACCGAGACAACCCCGTAGTCCATACAATTCCAAAACTGTAGGTTTGGTAAGTTCATGTCCGGACTTGGTGTCTCAGGGTCTGCTACAAAGGCACTGATGGGCAATTTATCATACATTGCCGCATATTCTGGTAGATAGGTCTCAAAATAAAAAGCACGTCCAGGAATCGATTTAACCGATACCCAAACGCCCTTTACAAATTCACCATGTCCACTTTGATGATCCGTTAGATATTCTTTACGAACCCATACTTCCTGTGATGGAAGATTTACAATCAAACATGCCATATAGTGACAATAAAACTACACTTATATATTATCCTCGTCCTTGTCCACGATACATCTTACGCTTCCCATTACGAGAAGTCGCGGCATACTTCGTGTGCTTCCCACATCCCTGACGAGTTTTCTTCGGCTTCCCTTCTATAAAACCGTTACCACTTAATCCAACCTTTGAACGTACTGCCATAATAACTCCTTAATACTTTTTGATTTGTGTTTCTAAATCTTCTGGTCTTGGAGAACCTTTCTGATAATACTCTATCGAAAGGTCCTCCATCTTATCAAAATACTCCTCCTCCGTCAAGTTCTTATACAGAACTTTCCCTTTATGGAGAATTGTATATTCTGTCAGCCCCATCAGATCACTCTTGTCTTCTCATGTCCAACACGAATCCGTGGATCACACCATATCTTAAATCCTGCTTCGATAGCATCGAGACAGAATGATACATCCTCTCCACACATATCCTGCACCTCTCCACTCTCAAAGACTTGCATCTTCGGAGCAAACCATGGATACTTAATACCTTCGTCCTCAAATACTCCGTGCTTAATTAGCAACCATCCAAATCCTGCATAGTCTACAGTGAACGGTTTACGACGCTTTGTAATACTCTCCCCGGTTTCATGATTCATCACTCCACCACTTTTACGGAAGTCCTCCTCATCTAACCAGTGTGCAACTGATGTGGTCTTACCATCCTCAGTCATATACCATCCACTCGCAATGTCTTCATCCATTAGTACTAATTGCCAAAACTTCTCTGAGTTAAACACAATGTCACTGTCAATCCATAATTGCCAATCATAATTTAACTTGCCATCCCATGGAATTTGATCCGGTCCTCGCAATACATTCGCACCTAAACATTTGCATCTTGCAAAGTTTACCATCGATGAATAATCTTGCGAAATCTGGATACTTGCTCCGGCCTGTACTAAATCAAAACAAAGTTGTACAAAGTTTTTGAGATACGTATAAGAAACTCCTCTACCAGGTAAACAAAAGACAATGGACTTGCCTCTTACCATTTCCTTTGCTTTCTCATAGTCCCATTCTGGAGCACTCTCAGTTGCTTTGGGAGTCTTTGCTTTTACTGTAAATCCTTTAGCCATAACTTTAATTGAACTACGTCACTATCATAACACTCTATCTATACTCAGTCAAGACTTCGAATTATAATACAATCATTCTCTACCTCGATGTTTACTTCTGTTCCCTCGTACCACCCCTTCTCATCACATACCCATTCCGGTATCGTAATAATATATTCCCCACTTACTGGGTCGATCTCTACAGTCGTAAAATTTTCCTGCGGATTTTTTTGCATATCTTTGAACCTTGTGCCTTGTTTTTATATATGAAAAATTTTTTTATTAAAGTGATATTGAGATCGGACTTTGGGTCGTTTATAGCTTAAAGTAGTAGGGGGTTTTTATATACGGGCACGGCAACGCATAACATAAGGGGGGCAATCACCCCCCACTGCTGTATCACGAACGAATGCCCCTATCTATCAACTGCCTGCGAACTCCCCTCCTAACTTGATTCATAGCATGAGGACATGATGGTGATGAAGGGGCAGTATAAGTAAATCCTATGTAATGCCTAAAGACTAAATGTGTCCTTTGACGTTCTAAGTCATAACCCATAGAATCCATAAAGATGCGTACTTCTTTTTTGTATTTCATGATATGGAGAATTTAGTGTTGTTAAAGTTAGCATAACTGAACTGCTCACGATTAACTAACTTAAATGTACCATACTCATTAGAGTAGACATAACCCTCACCACCGATTGGAGTTTGTCCGATGTATGCCTTTGGACCATTATTCCGACAGAGATAGATAGCATCTTCTTTTATTGACTTAACTAATAACCAGAAACTGATGAGTTTCTCATTCATAAAGGTAGAAGCAATGACAGGACGATTCTCACGAATACAAGAATTAAGTTCCTGTTTAATCAGTTTGGCATCCTTATCTGTTACAAACTCAACGTTCTGTGCCATTACCTTAGCAAAAGAAATTACATCGTCTAAGTCATGGAATCTCTTCAGTCCATCATCATAACGACCGGATGCAATCGTTGCTCTGGGTTTTACAAACTTACAATAGAATGTATCTGTAATAGTGAAGTTCATCGGGTGTGCGATTGCATCCCTTAAATCACTCTCTGCTGTGTAATACGTATGAGGGGCAATGATAATCTCCTCTTCTACAATGTTATCGAACTGATAGGTGATTGTGTTCGGTGTGTATTCATCAGTGCCACCGATTCCGATGAAGTCACCCTGAAAGATGCCGTCAGTTAGTGGAAGATAGTCAAGGCAATTATGGAGGATTGCTGCAACGTTGCCCGTGTGGTTCCTATTAATGTCCTGATGCGATTCGTTGATTTTGATCTTTACTTTGTTGAATACGGACTTTGTACCCACGAAGAAATTACCGGTCGCAGGATTCTTTCCCCATACGATTGCCGGTGCCCCATCCATCTTTACTGACAGATTGCCCTCATTACGTAGACAATCAAGAGCACTTAAATCACCGGTGAGAATGGAATCTTCGGGATGTTCGATGTGCTTGTTTTGCATAATGTTGAGAAAAAAGTGAATGAATAAGGTGGGGAGTTTGTATCAGATAGGGAAGGAAATATTCTTTGCCTCAGGATTGCAACGATATTTGCCGGGGTCACTACCTTTGAAGGACGAACATGCACCGGCATGGATATAAGCAGGAACTGCTACGTTATCACTGGAAACCCACAAAGTGCGACGGGTAGTGATTGAAGAGGCAATGCGGAACATATTAGAGAATGATGAGAATGAGAACGATTGAGTAAAATCGGGCATAACATGATGCCCATTCTTTTTTAGTTTTAATCATGCAAGACGCATACCTGAAGTGAACTTAACGGTTTGCATTTCGTTGAATGTTTCATTAAAGACACGAACAAACCAGGTCCAATTCTGTTGATATACCCGCTCATTCTTTGTTCCACAGGTATATCCAAATGCGTTAAGAAGTGCATTTAGACGGGATTTTGTGGTCTGTGATTGATAACCACCATCATAAAGTTTCAGTGAATCTTCATCAATCTCAGCAATCAAGTTGCCATGAAGATAAACCTTTGAGATACCATCTTCAAGGGTGACTGTTGTGTTCGCAGATGTCCAGTTAGTGTTATCTTTGATTGCTTGGATCATCTGGGTTTCGATTTTGCGCATGAGAGGCAGGTAGAAAGGTCTGAGAGGTGTGGTGAGGTGCTGTCCCCTCCACTTCTATAGAATACACGATTTTGAGGTCTGTGCCGGAACCTTGTGCCAGTTTGACCGACTGTCCACTCTCGGCCGCTCTGAGTATCATTTAGTGATACTCCAGTTAGTGTTAGTTAGTGAGTTGAGTAAGTGTTACTCAGGTCTAAGTTTTACAGTATAAATCTCAAAGTTTGGATGCAATTCTTTGCATCTTGCATATGCTTCGTCAGCAGTTTCTATCATGTAAGAAAGCACGTCGCGCATCTGTTTTTTAGTGTCGTAACCGTAGCAATTCCAGACAGGCATGTGATTTAGTGAATGAATGAATGAATGAGTAAGTGTTACTTAGCAGAGCACATAGTTGCTCAAATCATTACGATTATCACAAGATGTCCAGGTATCGTAAAAAGAATCCCATGCCGTTTCGTTATCAACAAAGGAATTGATTTCCAGCATCTCACATACCCAATCATATGCCATATCTACATCGGCATTTGTATCATTCACGAAGGCAATCATTTGCCCCATGATATCATTCCAAGTTGCTTGGAATTCAGGGGAAAGGTTGAAGATTGGAGTTGACATTTTGTTAGTTAAAGAATGAATGAGTAAGTGTTAGTTAGTGTGAGTAAGTTCCCATATGATCACCTAATTCAATAACAGTATGTCCGAGGTAATCTTCAACCCAGACAATGGAATTAAACTCTTCGAACATCGAATAAGCAACATCGATAGCATGATCCTGAGAGGAGCAATGCTCCGTTTCGTTGAACTCAGGGCAATGAACTGTGTAAACCAAAATCGAACTCATTTCTTTGACCCTTCTACAATACACGATTTTGAGGTCTGTGCCGGAACCTTGTGCCAGTTTGACCGACTGTCCACTCGCGGCTGACCGGTTTGTGTTACTTAGTGTGAGGTGAGTTAATAACTGTAACCCAGTTAGTTGGGGGTGATAGTTTGTTCGATACTTTCACCCACCGACCTTTAAAACGAACGAGAGTAAATTTCATCAGTAATCTATCTTACCGTTGAGATATCCTTCCACATCAAACTTCTTATCATCTTCATACTCTTCTTTGTATTCAATCACATCATAAATCTCACCGGGCATGTCATTAATCTCAGAGAAAATGTCAGTGTCGAAAGTGTCGTAATCCATTTTAAAAAGTGTTAGTGAGTGTGAGTTGATTAAGTGTTACTGTATAACTTTCTCAACGATTTTCACATTTTCAATTTCGTATTCAGACGTAATTTTTTCTTCCTTATAACGTTCAGCATCAGAATAATCAGAAAAAACTTTACATCCCTCAGCATCTTCAAAATCATATCTGTCACCAATGATCACGGTGTATACGACGTAAACTTTCATTTTTGTTCCTGATTAGAGTGAGTGAATGAGTAAGTGTTACTTAGTCTATAAGTTCTTTCATCATGTTATTAACCTCGATTCCGTCTATCTTTACATCATCCCACTTACATCCGTCCGGTGTTTCTTTACTACCAGCATCGTGGATGATACTTACCATGTGTCCGTAAGTTCCACCATCCCTTGCAATGTCACATGCTAGTTCATACAAACCACAATCATTTCCGATCCAGAGAGCAACATTCCAGGTTTCCCAATTTGCCCAACCGTTGTAACCTTCCATTTGGTGAATTCCTGATGACTTAACTACAATACACGATTTTGAGGTCTGTGCCGAAACCTTGTGATAGTTCCTTGACTGTCACACAGTACGAATCGTGATGCCCATCATTAACTCGTGAGCAACATCGATAGAATCATCTTCCTTTACAATTGGAAGATTAGTATCAACAAACTCCGAAGCAAGATCCATCATTAACTCGTGCATTCTCTCATCTGCTGCAGCAAACTCAGCAAACTCTTCTACGAAACCTGATGCTAACCTACGAATTGCTTCGTCATGGACATTGAGCATACTCATTTGGTGAATTTCTGATGACTTAACTAGAATACACGATTTTGGACCCTGTGCCGTGACCTTGTGACACTTTACCGATTGGGAGGCAGCTGACCTGGGCATCATTTAGTGATACCACAGTTAGTGTTACTTAGTAGGGAAATTCTTACAGACAGCATCACATAGTCGCGTTGTCAATTCATCACTCAATCGATCACTTATAATGCCACTAAGTTCACCATCAACAATTGCGATGATATCTTCCATTAACTGTTCTCTGCTCATTAACATCTCAAGTGTGTCGTTGTTAATCATTTTTGAGGTGAATTCCTGATGACTTAACTACAATACACGATTTTGAGGTCAGTGACCATCTAGTGTGCCAGTTCCTCTACTGTCACACCCATAAGGTCTTCTAATGGGTCTTATAAGGTTCTCCGGTGCCAGTAGAGGAACTGGCACACTAATACACGTCTACAGTCTCTCTGATGCTAATATCAACATTCTCGTCACCTTCTAGTCCTAAGATATCATTCCAATTGATATCTTCTAGATTTAAATCATCATAACACTCGATGTCTAATGTAACACTTATGATGCGTTTGTGTGCGTACATGTGTATCTCGTGTGATGTGTGTTATAATGTGTTATGTGTACACATATCTCGTAGTGTATATGTATATCTCGTATGTTATGCGTAATGTTTATACGCAAGCTCTACGTAATCACATGTATCTCGTGCGTACTCATCATCTATCTCGTATGTATCCTGGGTGTTATGTGTATCTCGTAGTGTATATGTGTTATGTGTATCTCGTACATAATGCTCATACATCTCGTCCTTATAGTACGTATAAGACTCGTTGTTATAATGATACTGTAACTCGTGGTCTTCGTAATACATGGGGTCTCGTAGAGATTTGTATGTTACTTGTATATTATACAGACATCTCGCACGTATGTCAAGTGTGATCTCGTGCGGCATTCATAAGCATTATTTATCAATCTCGACGAGAAAAATGTGTGGGTCTCAGAGTTTTTATGCGGGGTGGTTGACAAAACTGCCGTCTTGTGCTATGCTCGCAGATAAAGGTTGCATAAGATCTGAGAGGTTTATAAGGGGTTTATCATAAGATCTGGGATTTATAAGAGGTTTATCAGAAGGTTTATAAGAGTATTAGATTTCCACAAATAAGTATTCAATTCTCATAAAAATCAGAGTATTTATAACTCTTTTCAGAACACTAAATCAAATAAAAACAATAATTAAACAATAATGTAATAATCTTTACCACTAAATAAAAACAGTGGTAAACTATAAGCAATGCAATCCAGATTTATAAGGTTTGAGAATACAAAACATCTGAAAGATTATGAAGGTTATGGTATTGATGTGGAAGGTAATGTATGGTCATTTAAGAAAAAGAAACCAAAGATGCTTTCCCCCGGATGGAAAAAGAAGAATCATGGATATAGATCTGTTGTATTAACACCTAAGGATAAAAGCAAACCTTTAAAGAATTTCTTAGTTCATAGATTAGTTGCATTAGCATTCATTCCAACTGATGACATCACAATGCAAGTTAATCATATCAATCGTAATAGTACTGATAATACATTAGAAAACTTAGAATGGGTAAGTAGAGAAAAGAATATATCTCATAATGATAAAGTGAATGGATTTAAATTAGATTCTTACATAATAGCAAAGATAAAAGAAGTTCACTCTGCTTCTATAAGAAAAGGTCTTCCAGTTCCTACTTCCTATGAATTTATGAATAGTATAATAGAAGGTTCATTAGAACAATATATCAATCAGTATGGTTTGCGTAAAGTAATGAATCAATTACCGAAACCAAGTTAATCATTTTTTATCACCAAATAGTTTGTTCATATAATTAAGCACTTGTTCATCTACATTCTCAGTGATAGTTGCTTCTACTACATCATCAATAGAATCACCTGTCCATACACTCTTAGTCGCATCAGCAGTAATCAGAAATGCCCTAAGTTTATCCTTCGTCTTATCTTCTTTCTCCTTTCTTTTGATGGCAATTAATCCATTAATATGATTAGTAATCTTTGTATTTTTAATCTCTCCATTAATCTTATACTTTACCTTTGACATACGTGTTAATTGTTTTATGTCATCACTATTCCAGATAAGACAATGATCAAATATATCATCAGGAAGATTTTCATTTACAGACATAGGCATGGCACTGGATCTGGAATCATACAAGAGATTGGATCCACGAATTCCAAAAAGAGCACGAATGATATCTTCATCATCAGATGTTTTTGCAAGATGTCTCATTAACCAACTATCATATGCGTATACTTGATATGTCCTACAATTTTTATAATACTTCTTTTTCCATTCTTTACGGGCAACCCTATTATACTCTTGCATAACTGATTCATCTGAATAGCAATCAATGATATGTAAAATTAATTCCTTTTCTGTTTTGAAGTTGGTGAATAGTTTTTTGAACATGATGTTTTGTGAAGAAGGGTTAGGTGGACATTTTATAAAGTGTTTTTTCTCAAGAATAGTTCTCTATTCAGTTGTTTGAACTCCTCACTTCTTTTTATGTAATCATCTTCAAAGAAGACAATCTCAACCTCTTTTGATACTCCACTTCTAACAAGAGTGACTTTAATCGATGGAACAGTTGTATATTTGTAACTTTTCTCACTTTTCTCAACTGCTATGACATCATCAAGGCAGAATGTAACATCATTTGAATAATCAGTGAAGAATGTTTTCATGAGTTCCTTTGGTTGTAATGAGTATAAGGCATCTAGGTGCCCTGTGGGGGTTAGGTGTGACAGTTCTTATTCTGTCTCATAAACACTCTTTCGACTCTTCACATAAGTAAGATCCTTCCATTGATGAGGATAACAACAAAGCAGAGTATGAATGAACTTATGTTTCTCATCACGGGTATACTCACAATTGGGTTTAGGTTTCACTCCTGTCTCAATCGTAATATACAAACTATCAACAAAATAGACCCATCCTTCATGTATCACACCATGATGATTCCATCTTACATAATCATTCACCTTTGGTTGATAACTCATGAGTATAATAATGCTTCTAATGAATTTAGATTCTTCTTCATCGAACTATAAGGAGTTGTATCCTTAATTGATACTTCCTTACCTACCTTCTTTGAATTAATTGGTGCATAATACTTTCCCTTCTTTGATGAATAGAATCCCCATATTGCTTTTGGTGGTGTATCTCTATAAGAGAACTCTGCATGATTGATTATCCATACTGCATCATACCTTGCATTAAATGATTCAAATGAATAAGAAAAACCTTTGGGTGGTAGATGTGGGAAATCAATCATTGGACTCTTACAACCTTTAATCGTTTTGGACTTGTACCTTCATTTAATTGTGCATCATAATACTTCTTACATTCTTCCTTTGTTAATGGTCCCGTGATATCAACCCAACCCATTGTTTCTTCTTCTTGGAGTTTATATAATTCTTCCATATTATTCGATTACCATTGCACTAATTATACCACATTCATAATCATCAGACAACATTAACTTTGTGGCATTAGTAATCTCATTCATCACTGCATCAGTATTCTCATCCTTAAATTTAATCTCTGGGTCTGTAATCACAAGTGAAAATGCTCTCATATCATTCTCTGCAATCAAGACAATTAACCCATTAAGAGACCAATGATCAATCAAATACACATACTTAGTCATAAGAACTCCTTCATGAGATAATCAACTGTAATTTCCATTTTGGCAGCAGTGTTTTCAATAAATTCATCCAATACCTCAGGGGCATCCTCCTTGACTACTGTATACCATGAATACCATAACTCTGGATTCGTTTGTGGGGTGACTGGTGTTCCTTTAGAAAGATTGTTCAACATAAGATTCATAATTGAGTTTGACGTTTGTTGTGTCTAGTGTAACATAATAATCATATAACCGATCATACAAAGTATCAATACTACCTGATGATCGATTAATCTGTATCTGATCTATACTCTCTATCAATTCAAGTGACTTGAGTATAATATCTAATTCATGTACATTCAGTTCAATGTTAACCTCTGTCTTTTTCATTCATTAACTCCTTTAACTGCCATACGGTTTCTTTCATTGTAACCTGAGCATAACCAGTCGCATAAGGATAACCTTTGTTTTCATCCTTACCAACATCATAACATACTTGAATCGCATCTTCAAGTCTTTCAATCATATGAGATACATTCATGATAATTCAACTGGTTGTGATTTGAAATACAATCCTGCCATTTGCATCATATCAATTAACTTTGATTGTATCTCCTCTAATTGTTCTGCATCCACATCATCATCCCAAAAATCTATAATCTCAAACTCATCAAAGTTTAAGTTGAGATGATTAAATGGAACACGGAATAATTCACCCTCACTACAAACCGTATACATGCAATTGTGCTCCTCAACTGTTAGAAATACACCAGAAAAAGTTAAATCAGTCATCAGAAATCAAGAGCAAGTTGTTCAAATTCAAGATGGTCACAGCACGTATCATCATCGTGCAAATCAATCATGTCCGTGTCTGTGTGCTTAAAGAGTTTATCAAACAGATCATTCACGAACTCTTGATTCGATTGTTGAGTCATAATAATTCATCATCTGTGTGTCACGTTCTGCAAGGAAGTTGAGATAACTTCCAATCGCAAAACAAATAATAATACCAGAAAGACCGTATTGAATAACTTTCATTTAGTAAAGTTCGGTGGGTTCAACTGTTTCATTCACAACGTCCAACCATTCAGACCATACATTCATTGCATGACCACTGGCACCATCCTTTGTCCATTGTGAGATAAACTTAAAAGCATACTCTGCTCTGGATTCGGGTTGAGCAAGTCGTGCTTTGAGTGCGGGTGACATCTTCATGGGATCGGTTGCTTATGTGCTTATTATAGGGCAGAGTGGGGTCAGCAGTGCCCCCTGCTGTGCCAGTTCCTCAGTTGTCATGCCACTCTTGACATACCAGCAAACATACCAGAAATGAAAGCATCCTTAAGTGCGTCTCTGATTGACTCCACATAAACCTCATGAAAGTCCAGACTATCAGAGTTTCTGACTTCTAATGTTTCGACACTTGGAAAGTGTTTCTGAGCAATACTAATCAAAAGATCATCAACAACTTTTTTGATTTCAGTGTCAGTAGTCATGGTGGTTTATCTTGTATGTGAATAGTATAGGGCAGAGTGGACGGTCTAGTAAGTGGTTTGAGTTTGTACTATAACATCTTTAACCGTAGTAGCGGTACCGTAGTAGCGGTGCAGGTTTACATAAGTACCAACCAAAGTAAAAACCGTCGCAACAACTTGAATGAAAAGCAATGTTTTTGTTGGGAAATTAGTCATGTGGTTGTTTGTTTACTCCGTTATTATAGGACAGAGTGGGGGCAGAGTGAGGGCAGAGTGGACACTGCCCCAAGTGGTTCATCCAACTGCCATTGGAGCATACTCGGATCGTGGCATTTGATCTAGGTTGAAGTCAGTTACCTTCGCACCATTTGCAATGCGTTCTGTCCATTCATGACGTGCTTCGAGTGCTGTCACCGTTGAATAAGACTTGAGACTACTAGTATCGAAGGTGACACGCTTCTGGAAGCGTTTGACAACGACTTTCATACCTTTAACATCATCTGCTTCAGCAATGAATGCCTCAGGGAAGAAGTCAACAACGGTGCCGATTGATGTGGTGAGTTGCATGTGAGTGGTGTTCCCTTGATTACCTCTGTATTATAAGGCATCCTGGTGGGGTTTCAACATGCCTTGTGCCACCTCTTCAACTGTCAGCATAATGGTGCCGCCTGACTGGTTTTGTCTATAGTTGATGGCACGTATATTTCAGGTGCATCAATCTTACCCAATTCATTCTCCAATCCAACTGGTTGACCGAAAGAATAACCATATTCCAAGGCATTCGCACATACAAAATGTGGATGATCGACCGAAACACCCAGTCTATTGCACATTTCTGCATGATTATCTGCCATTAACTCTACAGCATAGAGCATATTGTCATTGATATGTGATAAAGAATGATATTTCAATAATTCTGTCTGCAGTGCTAGCATGAAGTTCCCTGACCCTGCTGCGTTGTCAAGAAATGTGCTGTTCTCATTCATCAGGACAGATTCAGGAATCTCTGATGCCATTTCGGTACACAATTCCATGGGTGTGAATACTTCTCCTGTCTGATCAATACGTTCATCAGATCTTGCAATCTCTGACCCGACTGATTCATTGTGTGTGTTTTTACTTGGCATTCTGCTCACTTACGATGGTGCGGAGTGTATCCCAGAAAGGCACGTTGTTATCAACACGTAGTGCAATCTGTTCTCGGGAGATACAATGAACATTTGCCATTGCATGTTTAGGGTGAACACCCTTACAACTAGTGACAATAATAACATTTTTGCCATTGTATTGCAACCCTTCATTCATGGTCGCGTCAGCAGCAACGTTACTGATATTGTCCTTATTTGTCAGATAGGTGTTACGGTCTGCCTTGAACTTATGCTGAATGACGTTAGGCAGTCCGTCTAATGTGCTGATGCCACGTCCATCAATACCACGGTCATAATCCGTGTTTGGTGTATAGTCTGACGTATATGTTAGCGTATGGTCTTTATCCAACACCTTGAAGAAATACTCAATGAACCATTCAAATCCGTCTCCCATATATTTCAATGGGTCATAGAAATCAGGGTCTTGTTTCTTACCGGCAGCAACCAACTTTTTAAGGAACTTGTCTAGTGTGTTCTCAGAGATTAGCGAGTCAATCTCTTCGCAATCGTAACCAAATGTGTGAATGAGTTTCATGATAATCAACCGAGCAATTTGATGACTTCCAGTTTATTCCAACCGGACCACTTGAAAACATTCATGATCTCTTGAATATCAGGACCATTAAGATAATCTGCCAAGTCTTGTGCTTCTTCTACTGTCTCACATTCTGTCCATACGATTGTTGCAGTGCCACCCATATTTTGCATCACACGAAATATAGGATAACCGCTGAGACTAATACCAACTCGGATCTTGTCATTGTTAGGATGATGAACAGTAGTCTTGAATGATTGTGCAGTAGTGTGCCATACTTCCACACCTTCTTCACTTGCCCACTTAGATTTATGAGTTGTGTGATATTCTGTGGTTCTCTGCCATTTACGATTATTGGTAAAGAACTTGTAAAGACTCAGATTGTGCTCATTGACAACTTTAGGAAGAAAGTCATAGGTAGACAAGTCAAGAGAAAAAACACCATCAGTGGCAATAACTTCAGTGTTGCCAGTATACTTAGGATCCCATACAATACGGCAGAAAGTAGAACCAACGCCAGGGAAATGATCACCAACAGTGAGATCAATCTTGACAAGATTATTACAAATCAGATTCCACATCTTGCCGGGAGATGTAATCGATGCAGGAATCACATAGGAAACATATTCACTATTCTCAACCGCAGTCTGTAAGAATTGATGCCACAACACCCAACGCTTAGAGTTAGAATTACCCTGATATGGTGGGTTGCCAAGTGTTGCAGTGAAGTTCATATTGCAGCGAGTCCAGTTGTTCATAGGAGGGACATAGTATGTAACACCGAGTTTCACACATCCTTTCTTCATAATATCATAATACTGATTCTGACTATCTGTCAAGTCAGAATGTGTATTCTCAAGATAAACAATGTTAGTATATCCGTGCTCAATCAGAGTCAGAGTCAGCGTCAAGAAAGTATCAACAACACCGATTGTTGCATCCTTAGAGATACCACGATCATTCAATTCTTGCACCATCTGCTGTGCAAGATCCTCAGGAATTGGTTGCCTACCGTCAACAGGTTTGATGCCTTTCTTGTAATAAGAAAGCAATGCTTCCCGTTTCTGTGCATAAGATGCCTCGGTCACATACATGATGCTGTTTGTTTGAACTGAAGTCATTATACAATAAAAAACCACCCCTGTGATGGAGTGGTGGACAGTTTGATCAACTGGCACACTCATCCGAGAATGTCCAGAGGATCACCACTAGAAAGAAGATCCTGAATCATCATACTGTGCTGCCATTGAATATCATAGTCTGCAACACGTTGCTTAAGGTTTTTGGTCAGATCTTCGACGATCTCATCTTCCTTACCGCGACCAGATACCTCAGTCACGATCTCATCAACTGGCACACCTTGAGTGAGCAATTGATTGACAATTCCTGCCATGCAGTACCAAGCATCGTCAGTATCATCGCCATGCTGAATGATAGTTACAATGCCATACTTTTTGCCAGGGGAGGAACGAATTACACGACCCATTGCCTGAACTGCTTTGATATTAGAGCAGATATTGCGCATGAAAACTGTACCTGTGAATGCCTTGACATCGATACCCTCACCGAGCATATCGTAGTGGAGAACAATCATTTTGCGGGTCAAGTCTTCGCCCAGTTCATTAAGTTTAGCAAGGAACTTACCTTTAGCATTAGGAGAAGAGATCTGTGTCTCATTCATATATCCACCGTTCACACTGTCAACAGACAGAAGATCGTAACCCTTGTCATTTGCCCACTTAATCATAGCAAGGCGCATACCCTGAATGTTAGCAGTGCCGCGACATGCAACCAGAATCTTGTGTGCTCCAGTCTCGTAATGCTCGGTCTCATAGTAATTAACTGTCTCCATCAGAGTGTCAACATCAGCAGAAATCTCATCAAGATTCCTCTTCTCAGCGTTGCTAACTTGCAGATGCAGCACAGGTTCAACAATAGAGCCAGACTCTACAAGATCACCAAACTTAATGTTAGCAATGTGCTCACCATACACAGCAGAGTTATCGAAACCTCTGCCAGTTGTTGACTCACTGCGACGAGGGGTTGCAGTAAAGTAGTAAGCATGATTTGCAAGGGCACTGATATCCTCTACAGCGTCGAAAGAATCATTATCTGCTGCATTATGTGCTTCATCGAAATAGGCAACAGTCACAGGAATGTTAGCAGCAACCACACGTTTCAGACTTTTATATGTGCTGAAAAGAATCAGCGGTTGCTGTGCTTTCTGTGCAATAGAATAGATCTCTTCGATCTCATCGATGGTTGTAGTTGATGACTGAGGTTGTACCTTTATACGGAACTTGAGATTGTTACGATTACGCTGCCAAGTCCTAGAATCGGAAGATACTTGACGATAAACGAAATCTGCATCAGAGAGATGCTCATCGAACTCATTAAACAGTTGTTCAGACAGCAGATGTTGAGGAGCAACAACAACAATCACATTGCCAGGTGTCAAGAATCGACGGCAATCAGTGATGAAAGTGAAAGTCTTGCCAGCACCAGTGCCAGCGGTCAGATAACCTTTGTTGTTTGCTGCCATCGCATCAAGCATTTCCTGCTGATAGGGACGGAGTTGCATGGGTGTCTCTCGATTACTTTGTTATTATAATGCCATCAGACGGTTCTGAAACCCCTGCTGTGACACTTGTTCGACTGGCACACTTTATTTCTCATTTAACCACTGATCATATAACCTTACTTCTTCCTCCCGTGCCTCAATTTCATGTGGTTGATCCTCATAATCGTAATTACTCACTGGTTCGAGTGAATAACACAATTTTCCATATCGGGATCGCAGGTCACCACGTATCCACTGTGCCATATGGGTCAGTTCATGAAAAAGAGTTTTTATATATGTTTCCTTATCCATATGTGCCTGAAGTTCAATCAGGAAGTGTCGTGGTCGATAATATCCATCAATCACATCACAATAACCAACAACACCATCACGTTTCAGTCCTTTATGAATAATGTCCACATCAATTTTATGTCGTGGAAAATATTCATTCAAAAACCAAGAGGTAACATCCTCACAGATGATCTTAGAATAACCGTATCCAAAGTGGTAGATGGAACTCATTTATAGACCACTCAGTAGAACATAGGTCAATCGTGCTCCCCAATTCATGAAGACGAAAAATGATGAGATGAATAAAAGTTTTTCTTTAGATGTCATTTTTCAATTGAATCTTTCATCTGCTGAACCTTCCATCTAACATTTAACATTCTTTTATCAAGACATTCTTCTATAGTGTCAGATAAAGTGATTGTATCATCAAGTTGATAAAAATTATCAACCAACTTTTTATTTCTTTTAATCAAAAAACGGATTCGTCTTTCACACTCTTTCACCTCTTTATAAAGGTAAACACTTACAACAATGCTAATTGTAGTAAGAAAAACAAAAGGAGCAATAATCATGATTTTCAGTAGTTTAAAAATTAGATAAATGATGAGATGAATAAAAGTTTTTCTTTAGATGTCATGCCGGTCTTACACTCCATTCATCATTCGGAACCATTGTGTCAATGACGTGCTTGACATTTTCAATTCCATAAACTACAACCTCCTGAGTTGAAGTGTAACCATTTTTCTTCTCACGTTTCCATGAGACAATCCATCGATCACATGATACTTTCATCATCCATGAGTCTCCATAAAATCGTCAAGAGTGTAAATTTCGTCAGTTGATGTTTCTTCAATCAATTGTTCGATTGTAAGTTCTTCCATCTCTTTACGATATTCTTCTGGTGTTGGATCTTCTGGGTCATAATCATCATGGCAGAGATAGTCCCACTCATGTACAAGTGCATCAATCAGTTGTGCTTTAGTGTAATTCATAATCACTTCATGTAAAGATATGACCCATACCATGTCGCATTTTCCAGCAACCACTCACGATCTTTGATAATTAAGAGATTAAATCGTTCTCCTTTAGCAGGTGCTTTAATGCTTGCTGCTTTGTATACGGAACCAGTTTTCCTATCAATGAAGCAGTGAACTGATTCAGTCTGACCATCGACACACTGCATCACTTTATGATACTTACGACCAGAGATTAGTGCATAAGAATAGTTGCGACCACTATTTGGATACTGACGTTGATGACTTTGCTGAAGAGCATCACAAAGCATCAGACCATACTTAGTGACATTGAGTTGGATGGTGTTCTGAGCATCTTTCTGAGCAACGTAGTCGGTGAAGGTGGCAGTCATGGGTGGTCTCCCTTGTATGAATGTATTATAGAGCATCCTGAGAGGGTTTCAGGATGCATTGGGACACTTAGGCAAGTGGTCCAGCAGGGATTTCCACAGGTTCTGGTGCTACCATATCATCGAAATAGTTCATATCATAGGCAAACCAGTTACCATTACGGAAGATATAGGAGTATTCTTCACCATCAGAGAAGAACTCTTCCATGTCTTTATCAAGACGTGGTGCATTATCTTCAAGAGATTCACCACGCATAGTGTAATACAAAGCACCAGACTCAGGCAGAGTTTCATTACCCCAACCGGCATTAGTCCAGGTGCAGGACATATTACCACCATCAATCAGTTCTTTTACTTTCTCAACGGTATCATAGTTGTCACGCAGAACTTTACCATTGAACGCAGGATAACCATCATAATGGCAGTAGACAGAAACGATGCTCTCATCTTGAAGTTGGATGCCGATACGTGATCTGGTGCCCATGGTGCCTTTGCTTGATTACCTCTGTATTATAAGGCATAAAAAAGACCCTGTAAGGGTCAGTGTGACACCTCTTAAACTGTCTCAATCAGTCTTCATAAACCAGACATTCGGGTTCTGATGGGTTAGCATCACAATACAGTTCTAATGGTGTCGGGTCATGATGATCACCTGCCTCAATCTCTGCCTTGTGATGTTCTACATAATCTTCTAGTTCATGTAGCTCACCTTCAATATGTCTCCTTTGTTGTGGAGAGATTGTTGGGTTTTCAAGGATTTCTTTGTCCTTTGCGATGTGAGTTTCGATATTTTCCATTGTGTTATTGTTCTTATACTTTTATTTATTTTGACTTTTTGCCTTTTCTACCAAATAATCAGCAAGAGCTTCCATTCTTTCAGGATGAATTGAACGAATACCTGCCTCTTTTAGGGCAATTTTCATACTTTTTTCTTCATTTTCAGTCAATTTCTTGCCATTTTTTGGTAAAGTCATAGATTTCTTATCCTGTGTTGATATTCTAACATTAGAATCCAATAGTATCTATAAATTTAACATTTTATTCAGATTTATTCATCAGTATTGAACCAAGAACCAAACATACCACTGTCTCCAGGTTTACGATTTTCAAATTTGTCAAGAATTTCATCAGTTTGAATGACTGATTCTATTTTACTAATCATTTCTGCAATGACACTACAAACCATTGGTCTTTCTTGTCTTGCAGCAAATGCAAGTGCATTACGAAGTGATTGTTCTGCTTCTTTAAGTGATTCTTCAACTGATTGTGAGAGTGCCATTTTTTTATTCGTTAGAGTTAAGTTCATCTTTAATTGCCTGTTCCATGAAAGATTGGATTTCCTTACTGGTCATTGTATTTAACCAACTCCAGTTAGGATCTTCTTTATCCCATTCAAGATCAAATGAACCATCTTCATTCTGATGAACTTTAAGAGAATCAGTCATCTTTCTGTTTCCTACGAACTTTTTTCATTTCTTTCATCTCAGATTTAATCATTTGATATGCATCTTCTGATGAAAGTTTATTTGCCATTTCCATAGCAGTAATGATTTCTACTCTCGTTCCAAAATGCTGTAATGCTTTTTCAAAACAATTCAACTCTGAATAAATGGTAATCACCTCCTTTTATATGGTCCTAATGGTATTCTACCAGGAACAAACTGTTTACCTGGACATTCTACACTACGTTTAGTGATTTGTCCATCATTCCACCATGTTGTGCCTTTTTGACTATGGCGATTTCCTGGAAATGGTCTACCTTTATACAACTTACTTAACTTCTCTCTAATTTCTTTTGTATGAGTTTTACCAAGCATTCCATGAATACTTGTTCTATTTTTTGCAGATTTACTCATTTTTTTCTTATCTTCATCACTACGTCTCTTACCAGTATTTGATTTCCCAATCTTTTCTTTCGTCTCCTCACTCATCTTCCAACCAGATTTTCCATCTCCACCATCAGTTAAATTTCTCAAAATCCCTGTGCCCAAATCCTTTCTACCAAATATGGCAATCATATACTTTTCGTGCTTAAATGCTTCTTCTTCAGTAAGGTTTTGTTTCAAAAATACTCTTTTATTTTTTGGAGGCAAACCTGAATAATGAGTGTTAGGATTATCTATTCTTCTTCCCGTTCCTTTACCAACATAGTAGGGAGTTCCATCTTCACGCAAATATGCGTAAGTGTAGTATTTCATCTGATTTAATCGTGGTTATTATTATTTATTAGAAAAGGGATCTCTAAGACCCCTTTGTTTGCTTAAACAACCACGATTAAGCATCATTATTTAGATAATTACAAATCCTTGTAGGATCCTCCACCAGAAACAACTATTGTATGATCATCTAGTGTTCCATCCTGCTCACATTGGAGATGAAATCGGGTCATGATGATTACATTATCCCTAACAGCACCCGTAAGCATTTGACGACCTTCTTTTGTCATCGAAGAAAACAAACCGTAACGAGTTGCCCAAACATAGAAACACTCATCAATAAGTTCGGCACCTTCAGGTATAGTAACTTCACTTTCAGAGGTCATATGCTCCCCATTGTTGGTTCAAATTATCATAAATCGCAACAGTTCCTGATGGTGCATCTTCAGGAGTTTTAATCACTGGTGCTCCATCCTCATTGACTTTTTTATTGAATCCAAAAGGTCCTACTTTAGTTTCAGATCTTTTCTTCATAACAACACCAGCAAGAGACTCCATAATTTTAAGGATGTCTTCTGCTTTAGCACCTTCACCAAGTTCTTTCGCAACATAAAAATACTTATCAAAGAACTCTTGAC